GAAGAAAAAAGGGTATGCTATGGGTGGAGCTAACATGAAGAAAAAAGCTTACGCTAAAGGTGGTAAGGTTGCTATGTACAACGTAGGTGGTATGGTTAAGTCTTCTAGCGAAATTAGTACAGGAATTAAAAAAGCACCTAATACCTACAAGAAAGGTAAGTAACAATGAATGCTATTTTAAAAGGTCTAGCTAAAGAAGCAGCTAAGAGTAAAACTGGCAAAGTTGTTATTGAGTACCTAGGTAAGTTCTTTAGGACAACAAAGCCTATTGCTAACGCAATAAAGAACAACAACCCAAGGGTACGCATTGTAACAAAACCCCCTAAAGGAATTAACGTCAATAATTTGAAACCACCCCCCAAGTCTTTGAGACAGCCAATGAATCCAAAGACAGGTAAGTTTCAAAAACCTGCACCTAGTCCTGCACCTAAGAAGCCAGGTGGTAGTACTAGTATAGATAAGAAACCAAAGATTGACAGGAAACCTCCTGCATCTGTAAAGAGCAAACCTAAAAATGTGATGACTACTTCTCCTGGGAAACCTAAGAGGCCAGGTGATGACGCAAAGACAATAGGAGGTTCTAAGTCTAAACCTGACAACAGGGATTACTCTGTTCGTAATGTTCCAAGACCAAAGCCTAAAGATAGTGCTGCAGCCCTTGGAAGAATTTCCACTCTAGATAGTGGGCCAGAAGTAAAGACTGTTCCTCCAGAGGATAAGAAAAAGAAGGAGCAGGATAGAAGGACTAAACCAAAGACTGTAGCTCCTAAGAAAACAAAACCTTCTGTAAAAGCTCCTCCACGTAAAGGACCACCTACCAAGAAGAAACCAGACAGTAAACCAAACAAGAAGCCAGAGAAGCGTCCTGCACAGGGGCCAGTAACAAATGATTCTTTTGCTTCAGCCTTTAGACGTAACAGGTCAGCCAAGAAACCAACGTTTACTTGGAAAGGTAAACTCTATACGACTCGTCTTAAAGAAGAGTCTATTACAGAGCACAAGAAAAAGTTTGGTGTGAAAGGTAAGTATAAATGAAAGTAGAAGATAATAAAGTAGTCGATCAATATGGTGCTGTTCTAGCTGAGTATATTCGTGGGGAGTGGCATACTAAAGATCCTGCTGTTCTTGAGTTTGTAAAAGGAACTGAAGAAGTGCAGGTACGTGCTCGTAACGATAAAGGTCACTACGTTAAAGATGACCCTTCTACCCCTGACGTTAATGAAGCCTGGACAACTAAAGTAGTAAAGAAATGACTTCTTTAGCAAATGCTAAATTCTTTTCTGCTGCAAAAGACCTGACTGCAACTGCAGGTGGGGCAAGTGGTAATACTATTTATACTTGCCCTAACAATTACGTATCTTTGATTAAATTTTTGCACGTATCTATAGGTGCTAACTCTACTAAAAAGTATAGTCTTCAATGGTATGAAGCTTCTACTACAACTTATCATTTTATTGTGGATGATCACAGTCTTGCAGGTAATAGTCTTGAAGAAGTTATTCAGGGTGGGGGTTATCTTGCTCTGTCTGCAGGAGACAAAATAGTAGGCTTTGAAGAGAGTGGTGCTGACGCTCACATTATTTTATCTGGAGAAGAACATTACCAACCAACATAACAGGGTTGCATAAATGTCACTAGTATGATATAACTAATAACATATAACTATCCTTGCCTAGTTAGGGCTAACACAACAAAAGGATAGTTACATGTTTAAAAGAATCTTTAACAAAGTAGTAGAGGCAAGAACAGAGTCAGCAAGACGTAAGATTGCACGTATACAACTTAGCAGAATGACTGACAGAGAATTAAAAGATTTAGGTATCGGTAGGCACGATATAGAAAGAGCTATACTCTACGGTAAATCTATCTGAAAGAAACAAATAATTTTAGTGATGATAGTAGGAGTACTTTGGGAGGAGGCTCGTGGACCCAGTAACAATAATCGGTGGAGCTACCGTAGCGTTCAATGCGTTGAAGAAAGGTTTCCAGTTCGGAAAAGATCTTCAAGAAATGGGTGGTCAACTAAATCAGTGGGCTAGTAGCATGAGCGACTTGTCCTATTTAGAGCAGAAAAACAAGAACCCTCCTTGGTGGAAATCATTAGGGGGTTCTGTTGAAGCAGAAGCTTTAGAAATATTTACTGCTAAAAAGAAAGCTGAAGCCATGCGAAAAGAGTTAAAAGACTGGATCAGTTTTACGTATGGGCCATCTGTTTGGGATGAGCTTGTAGCTACTGAAGGTAGAATACGTAAACAAAAAAGAGATCAAGAGTATCGTAAAGCAGAAATACAAGAAGCAATAATAACCTGGGGTATTACAGGTATTCTTCTTGTATCAGCCATTGGTGTTCTTGTTCTCATAGCATATATGGTGAAAAATGGCTAGACAACTTACAGAAAAACAGCAGAAGTTTCTTGATGTCCTTTTTGAGGAAGCAAAGGGTGATCCTGTACAGGCTAAGAAACTTGCAGGATATTCTTCTGCTGTGTCCTCAACAAGTATTGTTAATGTCTTGACAGATGAGATTGCAGACCTTACAAAGAAGTTTATAGCACAATCTTCAACTAAGGCTGCGTACACTATGTTTTCTGTTATGGCTGACCCCACTGATCTAGGTGTAAAAGAAAAGATGTTAGCAGCTAAAGATATTTTAGATCGTGCAGGATTTGCAAAAACAGATAAGGTAGAAGTAAAAGCTACAGAGCCTTTATTTATTTTACCTGCGAAAGATAATGAGTAAGAGAGCATCAGAGGCAGACCATCCAACTAAGGTAGACTGGCAGATTCCACTTCAAGGTGAAAAGGGTGAGTGGTATCCTGTAGTTAGAGTAGGAAGACATATACCATTTGGTTATAAACAGGATGAAGAAGATGAATTTCTTTTAATTCCTATCCCTGAAGAACTAGAACTTTTAGAAAAAGCAAAGTTGTTTCTTCAAGACTATAGTGTTAGACAAGTAGCTAAGTGGTTGTCTGATCAGTCTGGTAGAAACATCTCACATACAGGGTTATACAAACGTGTCAGAATGGAAGAAAAAAGACGCAGGGCATCCTCCAACTACAGACAGTATGCCAAAAAATATAAAGAAGCGTCAAGGAAAAGCCAGAAAATCGAAGAAGAAAGAATTGGTGGTAGAAACACCAGAAGTCTTGACCCAGATGAGGACTACATCAAACTCGAAAGAGGGGAGTGCTGTCCCTTCTGTGGTCAAACAAAAGGTGATATTCGAGCCTAATCCAGGACCACAGACTAGATTCTTAGCTGCGACAGAACAAGAAGTACTCTATGGAGGAGCAGCAGGGGGTGGAAAGAGCTACAGCTTAGTTGCTGATCCTGTTAGATATTTTAGTAATCCACATGCAAGAATGCTTCTTGTACGTAGATCTACAGAAGAACTCAGAGAACTCATATCAGTAAGCAAGCAACTTTATCCACAGGCTGTTCCTGGTATAAGGTTTATGGAAAGAGATAAGACCTGGGTAGCCCCTAATGGTGCAACTCTATGGATGTCATACCTCGACAGAGATGATGACGTTATGAGATACCAAGGGCAAGCCTTTAACTGGATAGGGTTTGACGAGTTAACTCAGTGGCCCTCAAGTTACTCTTGGAATTACATGCGATCCAGGTTACGTAGCACAAGAGCCAGTGGTCTACCTCTTTACATGAGGGCAACAAGTAACCCAGGAGGACCAGGGCATCAGTGGGTAAAACGACACTTCATAGACCCTAACACTCCAGATCAATCTTTTTGGGCAACCGATGAAAATGGTGAAGTAATCTGTTGGCCTAGAGGACACACAAGAGAGGGTGAACCTTTATTTAAAAGAAAGTTTATTCCTGCTACGTTATTTGATAATCCCTATCTATCTGAAGATGGGATGTACGAGGCAAACCTTTTATCCTTACCAGAGCATCAGCGAAGACAACTTCTTGAGGGTGACTGGGATATAAACGAGGGTGCAGCCTTTCCAGAGTTTAACAGACGTATCCACGTTGTTGATCCATATGATATACCTAGTAACTGGACAAGATTTAGAGCTTGTGACTATGGGTACGGATCTCACACTGGGGTAGTCTGGTTAGCAGTTGTTCCAGGATCTGAACAGCTAATTGTCTACAGAGAGTTATATGTATCTAAAATCATAGCGACTGACCTGGCTGACATGATCCTGGACATAGAAGGTGACGAGAAAATAAAGTATGGGGTGCTTGACTCTTCTCTTTGGCATAAGCGTGGAGACACTGGCCCTAGCCTCGCAGAACAAATGATCTTGAAGGGCTGTCGTTGGAAACCCTCAGACAGATCAAAAGGTTCTCGTGTAGCAGGTAAGAACGAGTTACACAGAAGACTACAGGTTGATGAGTTTACAGAGGAGCCAAGACTTGTCTTATTTTCTAATTGCGTTAATACTATATCTCAGCTACCCTCTATTCCTCTAGACAAACGAAACCCTGAAGATGTAGACACAAACGCAGAAGATCACTTATATGATGCCTTAAGGTATGGTATAATGACAAGACCCAGAAGCAGTATATTTGATTTTGACCCTGCTTCACAACGGACAGGCTTTCAGGCTTCAGACCCTACATTTGGATATTAAGGAATACTCATGGAAGAAGATGACATTTTTGAATCAGATACTTTATCAATAGATGAGGCAACATCCTCTTACGCAGATGATATACCTGACAATGACGTTTATAGTGATCCAACTGTAGGTAATATTGTTGACTTTGTACAAGATCGTTATAGCAAAGCTGATAAGGCTAGGTACTCAGACGAACAGCGTTGGATTAAATCCTATCAAAACTATAGGGGTATCTATGGGCCTGATGTTCAGTTTACCTCTACAGAAAAGTCTAGGGTGTTTGTTAAAGTCACTAAGACCAAGGTTCTTGCAGCCTATGGTCAGATTGTCGATGTACTCTTTGGTTCTCACAAGTTTCCTATTTCTATCAACCCTACTCGCTTACCAGATGGTGTAGCAGAGTCTGTTCACTTTGAGGCTAATCCTCAGATCAAACAGGCTACAGGGGGTGCTCCTCAGATGACACCAGAGGATACGAAGCTACAGCCTGGAGAAACAATAATTGATTTACGTGAACGTCTAGCAGGAATGAAAGATAGACTTGACCCTGTTATTGACGAACTAAAAGAGGGACCAGGACTTACACCCTCACAGCCTACTTTTCACCCTGCAATGGTTGCAGCAAAAAAGATGGAAAAGAAAATACATGATCAGTTAGAAGAGTCTAACGCAAGCAAGCAACTACGTAATACAGCCTTTGAGACTGCTCTATTTGGCACAGGTATTATGAAGGGGCCAATGGCGTTAGATAAAGAGTATCCTAACTGGGATGATGAGGGTAGTTACTCTCCTATGTACAAAACAATACCACAGACTTCTAGCGTAAGTATCTGGAACTTTTACCCTGATCCTGATGCTAACAACATGGATGAGGCAGAGTACGTAGTAGAACGACATAAGATGTCTCGCTCTCAAATGAGAGGATTAAAGAACAGACCTTTCTTTAGATCAAACGCAATTGATGCAGCTATTGAACTTGGAGAGTCCTACACTAAAGAGTGGTGGGAACAGGTCATGGAAGACGCTGACCAAGAGACTAGGGCAGAACGCTATAACGTCCTTGAGTTCTGGGGTTACGTAGACACAGACATTTTAGAAGATCATGATGTAGATATTCCAAAGGAGTTGAAAGATCAGGATCAAGTATCAGCTAATATCTGGATTTGTAACGGACAGGTACTACGTCTTGTAATGAATCCTTTTACTCCTGCTATCCTTCCTTACTATGCTGTACCTTACGAAATTAATCCTTACAGCTTCTTTGGGGTAGGTATAGCTGAGAATATGGATGACACTCAAACCCTTATGAATGGGTTCATGCGTATGAGTGTGGACAACGCAGCACTATCAGGTAACTTGTTAATTGAAGTGGATGAGACTAATCTCGCTCCAGGTCAAGACTTAACAATGTACCCTGGCAAAGTCCTGAGAAGAATGGGGGGAGCACCTGGTCAGAGTATCTTTGGAACTAAGTTCCCCAACGTATCTAACGAGAACATGCAGATGTTCGATAAAGCAAGGGTATTAGCAGATGAATCAACTGGTTTCCCATCTTTCGCTCATGGTCAAACAGGCGTTAGTGGTGTGGGTCGTACTGCTTCTGGTATTTCTATGCTTATGTCTGCTGCCAATGGCAGCATTAGGACTGTAGTAAAGAATATAGATGACTATTTACTTGGTCCTCTAGCCAAAGCATTTTTTAGTTTTAACATGCAGTTTGACTTTGATCCTGAAATTAAGGGTGACTTAGAAGTAAAAGCTGAAGGTACAAACTCACTGATGGCTAACGAAGTACGTAGCCAACGTTTGATGCAGTTCCTTGGAGTTGTACAGAATCCTGCACTTGCACCATTCGCAAAAATGGATTATATTATCAGAGAGATTGCAAACTCTATGGATCTTGATCCTGATAAAGTTGCTAACTCAATGACAGATGCAGCAGTACAAGCTGAGATACTCAAGAAGTTCCAAGCAGAAAAT